CTCTCAAATACGTGCTAAGTCTGTGGGTGAAACAGTTGATCTTTTCTTCTTTTGCGATACATGCGAAGATGAAAAGGCTAAGGTTAAAATAACTATAGACTTAACAAAATTACAAGTAACTAAAGATCCAACCCATATATCTAAAATAGAACTATTTGAAGATGTTGGTGTAGTTATGAAATATCCAGGAATTGATATTATTAATAAAGTGGATAATATTGACTATAATCAAGTTGATATTGTATTTGAAATTATCGTTAACTGCATCGACCACATCTATAATTCTCAAGAAGTATTCTATGCAAAAGAACAGACCAAGGAAGAACTAGAAACCTTTTTAAATAATCTTACCCAAGATCAATTCCATAAAGTTCAGGCATTCTTTGAAACGATGCCGAAACTTCAACATAAGGTAAACTTTAACTGTCCTGTTTGTAGTAAACCCCATGAAAGAGTTATGGAAGGACTTAGCAATTTTTTTTGATAAACCTCAGTCATGAAAGTCTAGCGAATTACTATAAAATGAACTTCTCTTTATTGCAATTCCATAAATATTCGTTAGATGAGATTGAGGGTATGATACCCTTTGAAAGAGAAGTTTACGTAGCACTGCTAATCCAGCATTTAGAAGAAGAAAAACAAAAATTAAAAAGTAACCAATAATGGAACAATTTCTTAAAAAACAAGCAGAAATCTTAAGTCAACTAGATGATTCAGTCAGTCGACAAAACGACGTTCTAAAGAGTCTTGATAAGACAAATAAAGATATTGCTAAGATTGTTGGATCAATTCATTCTAGTGATAGGGCTACTAAAGAAAATTCTTTGGAAAAAGAATTATCAAAACTAAATTTAAAAACTGGGGATAATCTTAATTCCAATGTTATTAAACTATTTAAAGAAGTTAAACGGCAAACCGATATGGTTTCTCGTAACTATCAGAATGGTGCTAATAAAGAGTTAAGTGGCGCACAAGCCCAAAAGATTAGTGGTGATGTTATTGGTAGGAGACAATACAGAACTATACAACCACGTGTAGATGATTTTAAGGGTAACGTAAAAGACTTCTTTTCGATGCGTGGGTTTTTAGATAAAACTGGTATCGTAAAGAGAAAATCTGGTGGTTTAGTATCAGAATACCTAGATCGTGCAGAAGACAAAAAGAAGTATGTTGAAAGTAGGATGAAGTTAGATCCTACTGCAAAATTACATGGATCAGCTAAAGCAAAAGAAATATTTGCCAAACAGTTTGATAAACAACAATCTGTAGAAAGAGATATTCGTAAAAATGAATCAGCTCTTAAAGGATATAAACAGCAAGGTTTTACTGAAGCCCAAATAGCAAGAACTCCAGAAGGAAAAAGACAAAAAGATTTAGCCGTTGAAATGGCTAAGGTTGATACACGTGTTAGACCAGAAGGATTTGATGCAAAGACTGGATTGATGAAAGAATCTGAAGATGCGAAAAAAGTTTCTGGTAAAAAAGCAAGTAAAGAACTTGCTGCTATTACTGGAGATGGTTCGAGCGATGAAGAAAATATGCTTGAACAAAATAGAATGCTACAGGAACAAACAGTACTTCTAACACAGATAGAAAAAAATACATCAAGTGCTGATAAAGGTCTAAAGGAAATTAAAAATAAACCAACTGGTGGCGGTGGTGGAGAAAGTGATAGTAGTGGTTTTGGAATTATGGATATGCTTGGTAGTGCTAAATCAAAGGTTGCTGGGGTTGCTGGTAGTGTTGGTAAAGGATTACTTGGTGCAGGTAAAGCAGTGGGTGGCTCATTACTTAGAAATGCTGGACCATTAGCTGCAGTTGCTGCAGTTGCAGGCGGTGCATATACTGGCTATAACATGTATAAAGAAGCCAATGATAGACAAGATCAACAAGATGGAGATATTGCTAATGCACTTAAAAGTGGTGAGATTACACAAGAACAAGCAGATAAGTTAAAACAATCAAATAAAGATAATGCTTTAGTAGAAAAAAGTGGTGCAGTTGGATCTGGTGCGGGACAAGCAGCAGGTGGAGTTGCTGGCGCATTACATGGTGCAGCCATGGGTGCTGCACTTGGATCAATTGTTCCAGGACTAGGTACTGTTGTCGGTGGTGCTATCGGTGCTGGTGTTGGTGGTCTTGCTGGATCTTATCTTGGTCAAAAAGCAGGAAACTTTATCGGTGAAACTGGTGGTAGGGCATACAATGCTGCAGGAGATTTATATAACAAAGCTAAAACTGGTGTTCCAGAATGGTATGAAGATAAAAAGAAATCTGCCATGGGATTATGGGAAAGTGCTAAATCTACTGGAGCAAGTCTTTGGGGTGATGCAAAAGAATATGGTCAACGAGGTATTAATGCAGTAAGTGATACTGCATATAACTTAAAAGAAAATACGCTTGATAATGTTGAGAGCTATACTGGTGCAGGTAAAGCATATGCTAAAGCAAAAGCATCAGTGAGAAGTATGTTTGGACTACAAAGTGGCTCAAAAAGCGAGGATCTTGGTGAGGGTAGAACTAAAAGAACAAACGAAGATGGTTCTTATTCTATATCTGATAGTGAAGGAACTAAAAATTATGATGCAAGTGCGAAATTAATCTCTGAGCAAGGTCCAACTTTTATGGGTGTGACCAATAAGAAAAATTATGCTAATGACACTGTAGAACAGAGTTATGACATGGGTCAAATGCGTGCAAAAATGGTATCTAATGCAGATGGTAGCGTACAAAGTACAGCAAAATATGAGTTGGGTGCTGGAGTTTTTACAAAGAGAGAAACTCTAACAGCAAGACAAGTGGCAGAATTGAAAGCAGCAGAAGATGTTAGTGCTGCATCTTCAGAAAATGAAATGAATAAATTGAGTGGTGGTAAGAGTGGTGGCAATACTACTGTTGTTGCACCAACTACAGTAAATAATAACAAACAAAATATAACTCAGATAAAAGCACCAATAAGAAATCAAGAATCTAGTCAACGATATGTTCCTTCGTGGGGCGGAACAAACCACAGATTTGGAATGTACGAGTAAATAAAAAGGGGGATCCGAAGATCCCCCCTTGCGCACTTGCATGGGATTTTAATCTTCTTGAGCAATCTTCTCAAAATAAGACATAACGTCGTCATCATCTGATGGTGCTGGCTTAGACTTTGGAGTCGATGCAACCATAGACTTGCTTTGTGGTGCAGAAATGCTTGGTCTCTCTTCATCAGAAAGATCTGCAGCAGACTTACTAACAAAAGAATCACCAGACAAAACTTCATTAAGTTTCTTCTTCAACTCATCATAAGATTTAAAATTCTTACGATCAGTAAACTCAGACAACTTGTTCTGAGCATTAACAATCTGAAGCATCCTTTCTTCATCAGAAGAAACTGCTACAGGATCGCTAAAATTAGACTCATCATAATTGGCGTAACCATCTTTCTTACGCATACGCAACTTGAAGTTAGCACCTTCCCAAAGATCAAACACATTAACTGGCTTTTCATCTTCGAAAGTTGGTCGTGCTTTGTCCATAATCTTATCAAAGATCTTTTTACCAAATTTGAAGAGCATTACTTTGCCTTCATTTTCTGGATGCTTTGGATCAGAAACAATCAACACGTTGGCAATGAATGACAACTTACGCTTTTGTTTGCGAGCAATCTCTTTATTGGCATCAGAACCAGAGTTCCAAAGTTGAGTGTTTAACTCACCAACAGGATCGTTTTCACCAAGAGTTGTGAGAGAGTTTTCGATGTACCACTTACCAGTTGGTCCTTGGAAGCCATGGGAAAAGATACGAACCCATGGGAGTTCGTCACCTTCTACACGTGGTAGGAATCGAATAGTGGCTGTACCATTACCTGCTTTATCGCCTTCGAGACGCCAGAAACGATCATCGACATAAGATTTGGTTTCGGTTTGGGGATTGGCAATTTTGTCGAATTCTCCAGAGATTTTACTGAAGTCAGAATTGCGCATTTTACGGAGTGCTTGAATATCCATTTGTATTTTCCTTTGTATTAATATTTACTTTGTGTTAGTATCATGTTGTATTTTAATATCATCTTTTAATTCAACTTCGTCTTGGAACGTGTCATCCTCGAGATCATAATATTCATCAACATAATTATTTAGCGTTTTCATACCTCCACCTTTTTTACCAGTGGCTTTTCCAGAACGCTTACCAGAAACATCGTCCTCAAATTTCTTTGAGTTCTTATAATATGTCTTGCCCATTTTTTACTCTGCAACTTCATCCATGAAGTGCTTAAATATCTTTTCTATCTTAATTATATCGTATTTAACGAACCCAGTCAACTTTTTTATTCGCAAAAACTCTTGATTCCAAATATATTTAACTGCATTATTTGATTCCCAGTTGTCTAACATAGGGTATATATCATCAAGAATTCTAATAGTTTCGATCGAAATTTTATTACCAATAAGCAATTCAAATGCAACAGGATATGTAGAATCTAAGAAATTAAATACATGATGTGATGCAATTTTATTAACTTCAATATGGTTTATTATACTTGCAAGATCATCAATGAAAACCTTAGTTATACTTTCTTTTCGCTTAATCCAAATCTTGTAATTTTCTTCAGCCTGTTGTCCTTCATATATGAAAGAATCATTATTATATGCAAAATTGGCAACAAAATATTGAATTATATCTTTATCATCATCGAATCTACTTCCAACTTTCTCAAAAATATATCTATCATTTCTAGCATTAAATGCTTCACGTGATCCTTTAACATTTCCTCTGTTTTCGAAGACGTTAAATTTTTCAGTAGTAAAGTGCAATTTTAATGCAAGATAATATCGATATGCTTTAAATCCATCCATTACACATCCAGTTGTGCTTGCTTTGGTAAGTAGTTCAAATCACGAAAATTCATTTCAATTTTATCTTTTAAAGATTTATTAATTAATGATGCAACATCCTGTGGTTCAAGATAATTTTCTTCACAATAATGTAACACTGCTTCCATATAAGTCATTTTCATATTGTAAACCATATGTTCTATATGGAGAGAGAATTCGTTGGCTGTCTTAAACATTTCAATCTTGGTCATCCAGCACGATCTTTTGTTTATTAATCCAATATTCAAGAGCCTTAATATCTTTAGATACAGCATCATACTCTTTAAGTTTAGCACGATATAATTTCCAAATTGGAGTATCAGTGCTTTCTGCATCCATTTCAGATCCATACTGATCTAAAAACATGGTAAAGAATTTGTCTAGTCGCATTTTAACTCCTAACAATTCTTTGTATTTGATAATATTATCTTGGTTGGTTATTGATTTCATTTTAATTCCTTTTTTGCATTATTCTTGCTATAACTTCTTTTGATTCTTGTAGATCCGAACATTCAACTGAGGGTTCAATTGAATCAATTATATCACTGCGTAAACTATTTATTACGTTAGATACAAATACATTTTTATGTAACATATCATAGTTAATTGTATATGTAACAGACTTATAATATTTCATATTATCTTCGCATTGAGGCGATATCTTTAGCCTCATCATCACTAAAAATTGGAACAGCATTAGACTTATGCATAGTACCAATACCAATAATCTTAGTTCCAGTATATACTTTATCAGGTGATTTAAAACATGCTCCTGCAGTAAATGGAAGACTTGGAATCTTAGGTGTCTCACGACAAGCAATTCGACCAAGTGAGTAAACATCACTGAGGGGTTGTTCTTTTACAACAACCTTCTTTGTGGTATACTTCTTTATCATAGCATCCCAAGATGCTTGCAATTCACGCTGAGTAGCGTTTGGCTTACGTTTTTTACTACTAGTTTTTGTATAAACAAACATTACAATCTCACTTAAGAAATACATTAACAGAGGACACAGATCTTATTATATCGTTATTCACGTTGAAAGTCAAGGGAATATTTTGGGTAGTTTCATTTATTAATAGTGCTGGTTGTTTAAAGGTAACCTTGTAACTTTTAAACAGAGAATTTGGTTGTATAGATTGTCCAGAAGGAATATATCGATACAACTTTATGTCTAAATACATTTCATGCAATATTACAGATCTACCATTAACATTAGCCGTAAAGACTAATTTTGGGTTAACAGGAAAGGTCATATCAACATTGATGTTAGAACATGAGTCTATATCAAAACAAATCATCATGTTATTATTTTGTTGAAAATTATAGTGTGGAGTGGTCGCTTGGTTTAATGCAGTTCCTGCGAGTGCTCCAATTAATCCATAATGGGATACTAAAGCCAAAACACCATTACCCACAGCCCTTTCTTTTAGATTAGATCCTGTACTACCAGCATCGTTCACAACACTTGCAAATGCTTTCATATCGGTAATCCATTTTGGTTGCCATGCCAAAACAACATTAGTTGATATGGTTGTTTCATATCTTCCAATTTTAGAAACAGGTGGCTCTATTCTAGCATATATTGCAGTAGAAATATTATCTAATTTCTTTACAATCTTCTCACGTTTATCATAGTCTTCAAAGTCTACATTAAATGGTGTTTTACTTTTTACTATTGTATTGTTTTTTGGTACAACATCAGCAGTAATGGTAACCTCATAGCCAGTAGAAGATGGTGAGTGTGATAGAATATCATATCGCTTAATCACACCACCATTATATTGATCAATCTCTTCTGTGACTCTATTGTTTCTTGCATATCGTTCACCAATAATGAACGTGCTCGCACCTTTCTCTAGTGCAGAAACCTTAGCGTTTTCTAAAGCAGTATTATAATTAATACCATAACCAGTAACAGTTACTTCTTCAGCACACACTAAAGTAGATGCAAGCATCAAAGACAATAGAGTCTTTTTCATTAGATGCCATTCATCATTGTACGAACAGTGGCTGCAGTATTAATACTTTTCTTTGAGACTTGAATTGTGACAGAAACCATATTTGAATCTCTATCTACTTCACGTTTAGATATAAATGCACCACGTAGAATACCATTAGCATTATCTGTAATAGTTTCAGTTACTAGTTGAGATAACCTGTTGGCTCGAGTGCGATCTTCTTGGCTATATTGATTTTGGTCAATCTCGCTATCACCACCTAACAAGTCATCTGATTTAGTATCCTTGTTTTTCTTACGTTCTTCATTAGTTTTTGAAGAAATAATATCTTTAAGAACAGACTTAGTTATAATTTCAGTAACCTTACCAGACTTAACATCATTCTGTAAGAATTCAATTAAGTTTCGTTTAGCACGCATGGTTGCAAGAATAAATGCATCCTCACGTCCTTGTGCATGATTAAAATTAATCGGTGCTGTACCAGATGTTTTAATCAACAACCATTCACCCTCATCAGAGAATTGTAACTGAACAGTTCCTGCAGTTTCCAAGAATTCTACTTCAGCTTTCTTAATATCTGGTTTTTGTTCAAGACGATTCTCTACTTTGGCTACTGGTTCAGGTGCTTTGTTAGAAGCACATCCAGTTGCAAAGATTGCCAAAACAGCGAGTGTTAGTATACTCTTTTTCATTTTACATTTTCCTTAATAACAATTTTCAATTCATCTACTTTTTCATCTGCATAGTTAGCCAGACGACTAAACCCTACAGTTGCAACAAGTAAACCCATAACAAACCCAATCACAAGGTTACACATAATTATACCTCAAATAAAGTTGCAAGTCAAGCAGTTACCACGAAGCCAGTGGTGTCTTTCTTTGCTTTACCCTTTGCTTTCAAACCAACAATAACACCCTTTGGATCCAAGAAACGAAGATCAGTCTCATCGCCATTGATAACTGGGCGACCAAGATAGTTCTCTGGCACTTTGTGGAATACAACTGCAACATTCATACCATTTGAAATTGCGAGTCGAGTATCCATATCGTTTCCATCTGCTTTAGAGAAAGTCAGATGGTAGTTTGGAATGTGTGCAACTTTGCGATTGTTAATTTTGGTGTAGTCGTAGAATTGCACTTCTGGAAACATTTGGAAAATGTTTTTGCCATTTGCAACTTCATACTTCTCCCATGCGAGATCTGAAGTGCCATTCAAACGAAAGACTGGAATGAGTCCTTGTTTTTCTGCTTTAGTTTTTGTTTTGATAATCTCAACAGTCAACTCATTGAGGAATGCTTGACGATTTTCGAAGAATGCTTTGGTCTTACGGATCCGTGCTTGCTGAATCACATTAGTGGTTTCACCTTTCTTGAAGATGCCACCACGACCAGCAGTATTCAAACATGCAGCAGTGCATCCAGCTGTTCGTTTGGCACACACTTCTTTACCTGATAAATCAGCAGGTGCAAAATGTAAGACTGAAGACAAGTAGCCCTTCTTCTGACCCTTCAACAACTTTGGATTGCCAACTGTAAGTAAACCCATTTTTCACTTCCTTTTCAACGATAATAGAGATATTATACGCTAATTCGGAATTAAAGACAACCCCCTAGAACACCTGTATCCTAGAGGGTTGGTTTGGTAAGTAGCTACTTACTTAGAGGATTTTGGGGTGGAAAACCCTTGTTGATGCGATGATGCATAGGCTACACAAACTACATCTCTCTCGTTTGCATAGGCACAACGAACTGCAACAGGATCAATTCCTTTTACAATCGCTGATTCTACATTGCGTTCAACAGACTTCAACTCACTATACTGGAAAAAAGTCACCGAACAAATAAGTGTCACAAGTGCAAGTGTGATACAACCAACAAAAACATTATCATTCATAATTATCCCCTTTAATTTACCAAGATCCATCATCTAAGACAGCCCTAATCCAAAATGGTCCAAAGTATACAGATGCCATAAATGCATGTGGATCCATATCTGTTGGTCCAGATTGTTCTACTCGAAATTCCCAGTGGTATGGATTCAAAACGAACCCAATCCAAATACCTGAGAATTTTACATAATTAAGAAAGTTCTTTAACTTCATCGCATAGTCCTAATTTTTTGGCTTCAAGAGGACTGAGCCAAATATCTTGAGGTGGTAACAAAACCTCTCGAATCTTTGTTTCAGATAGACCAGTAGACTTTTTATAATGAGTGATCATCTTTTTAGTCGTGAGGTCAAACTCTTTTACCGTTGCGAATAACTCGTGTTCCTTACCAAAAGCACCCCAAGTGTATTGATGGGAAAGTATAGAAGTATTCGGTGTTAGAATACGATGCCCTTTGTCACCAGCAAGAAAGATCATTAATCCTGCTGAAGCAATCTGTCCTAAACCAATTGTGCGAATAGGGATTGCTGAACCTCTCATAGTATCAATAACTGCAAACGCAGCGTTCAAGTCACCACCTGGAGAACAGATAATCAGATTGAGTAAATCTGGTCGTTCTTCAGTAAAGTTTGCTTCAAAGATCCATTCAACTAATGTCTTTGCAGACTGTAATGATATCTCTTCCATGAGGAGATAAAACGAATGTGCTGAATCGTCTCCACCATCTTTAAGTTGAATGTTCAGTTTGTTCATCATTTAGATACCATCTTTCTGTTTATAAAAAATATGCCTACCAATCACGGCAGTTCGTTCAAGTTTCCATCGTGGATTAACATAATCCGCATGGTAAAATAATGCACCACTTGTCATGTCATGCATTTTTTCGTAGTTAGCATACACCATCAAAGCAACCTCTTGTGCTTGAATGTATACTGAGTTATTCTGGATTCTTTTGTTATGCTCACAGAACCAAGAGAACTGACATGTAGATTTTACCTTTTGTTTCACTACAGAGCAAATATCTTTTGGGAATTGTGGGTCTTGCACCCTATTCAATGTAACCATCGCAACTGCGATTTTACCATCTCTTGGTTCATAACCTGCTTCATAATAAATGTTTTCTGCCAAACAATCAACTTGCGTTTTGGCTTCTGGTGTTAACTGGGTATAAGTTACACCAATGATTCTTTCTTTTGAAAAACCTGTACATAGTATTAATATTGCACTTATTAAAAATATTGCTGCTAAACTGTATAGTCGTTTATGCATAGTGATCTCCTTAAAACAGTTAAGGATTG